GTGGCGGACAGAGAGGGATTTGAATACTAACTTTTTAATTGATTTCTATTTTTATCAAGTTTTTTATGTTATTTACTATTGTTCCTTTTGTTTTACACATCTTTATTTTATGGTTTTTGTTTAGTTCTGCTTTAAAACATTTATTTCCTATATATTCTTTTATTATTATTTCATCTCCGATGTACATTGTTAATTCTTTTTTGTTGTAGATTTTTATTTTCCTTTTTTCGTTGTCGTAGTCCCAAAACATTTCTCTTGGTTGATTATCAAGTAAAATTTCGTGATTTTTCTCAAAACTTATATCCCAATTATTGCCTGCTGTTAGTATAAAATCTATAAAGTATCTCTCCGTTTGTATGTTCCAGTCGCCTACTAAATTTAAATCTTTTATGTATTTTTCTTGGTTGTTCTTTTTTTCTATGTGTATTTCTATTGGATCTGCTATTAAGAAAATACAAAATAATAATAAAGCTTTTAGTATTCTCACTTTATTATCCTATTTCTTTTTTAAGTATTCTTGCTCTTATGTCTGATAAATAAAATTGTTGTTCTATCTCACTCAACTTATCAAATAGTTCTATTAACTCTTTGTGCGTTGGATTAATTTCACTTTCTTTTTGAAAATAAAATTCTAGTATTTTGTATAGGTTTGGGTTAGTTTTTTCCCAGTTGTAGATAGTTTTTATATCCTTTCCGATAAATTCGGCTACTTCTTTCTTGTTCATTTCTTGAAATTATTCCAATATTTAAGATTTGTTTTATAATTATTATGCAATAATTCCGTTTAAGAAATTGCAATAATTCTAATTAAGCAAGAGGATTTTAGCAATATCTTATAAATTTATAACTTAACTTACTGCCCGCAACAGAGTGAAGATGTTTTGGGGCTTAGTTGTTACAACCTTAATACGTTGTAAAACTGTTGGGGGTGGTGTAGCTCTGCCCCTAAAATACTAAGCTACAAACAAATATTTCTTAAGGAGCTACACATGTACACTTACCTTTTAGGCCTTTGTGACGAAGTTCGTCCAATTTCTCGTATCGACAAAAAGACTGGCGAAGTTTCATCATCTATTGACGTAACTATCACTTTTGAAAGTCGTGACCAGCACGGTTACCTTGTTAAATCAACCGAAACTATCAATTATGACTTTTCTCTTAAGCCAAAATTTGATTCCGTCAAAGGCAAATATATTGCTGTTCCATATCGTTTTTTAAATACTCGCAATGGTGCTTATATGTTCCCTGATGAGAGTTTGAGTTTCCAAGTTTTCAACGAAAACCCTTTTTTGAAAGAAACATCAAAGCCATCTAAATAACAAAAAAAGCGGGGGCTATGCCTTAATGTGAGTTGCAAACCCTCTCCCGCATTAATCTCTAGAAAGTTTATTTTTATAGATTTTCTAGAGTTTAAAACTCGTAAATTTATAAAAAGGAGTTAGATATGGAAAAAACTAAAAATTTTCTAGAATCTACTAAGGTTAAAGTTGCTGCTGTTGGCTCTGCATTGCTTTCAGCTCCTGCTCTTTTTGCTGGAGATGCTCCAGTTATTCCAACTACGCCGTTAAAAGCTGACTATGCTTTATTTGACTACGTATTTGCTGGTGTTATCGCTGTTGCTTTCATCTTTATGATAGCTGGCAGAGTTAAATCTTTCATCAAGTAATTTTAGGGGCTTCTTGCCCCTTTAAAGGTGCATAATAATGAAAGAAAATGCTATATATATCCCTAATTTAAATATCTGCGTTAAAGATTTTTATATAAAAGATAAAACAATATTTCTTGAAAATTTTGATAGTAGCGTTTCTATTTCTTATGATTCTATTTCTAATTTTCAAACTAATTATATTTTTAATACCGAAACTAATATTTGCTACATACAAAAAAATGATTTAATTTCAAACTTAGGTATATACGAACATCAATTTAATTTTTTAATGGGTCTTTCTGCGATACTTATAGCATTTTCTTTCCTTATTGGCTTAATCATAGTCGGAGCTACACGATGATTGAAGTATTTAACAATGATGTATTTAACTATTTTTTAAACGTTTTTTCTCTCTTTTTCGTTCCTATTTTTATTTACGTTATAGCTCTTTCTTTTGTCAAATAGGTTTTAAATTTTAAAGGCGCTCGATACTAAATTTTAAACTTCATTTTTTCCTGAAAAAATGAAGCGACAACCGAAGGGCGTCAGTAATTTATATGAATAAAAATTTATTTAAGGATTTTATATGAAATTTCTAGTTAGATCTTTCATTTTCTTATCTCTTTTATGCTCTCTTGCTTTTTCTTATAATTGCCCTAGTGGCTTATGTTCGGTTATTCGTGATAAAGACTTTGATAGCGGTTTTAAGCTCGTCGATGGCAAATTTTTAAAAGGTAATAATTATTTTGGCATTAGATCGCCAGAAACTGGCTATTACTATATCTATTCTTTTACAATTACTCAAGAAGCTTATTATTTTTTAGGCTCAAAAACTCCTGGTTTTTATGCTGGGTTTGGCTATGGTTATGTTTATATAGGTGGCGAGCGTAGGACTGGCCGTTTTGGCCAACGTGGTGGTGGTGGTATTTTTGATTATTTTGTTGTTTCTGATTATCCTAAAGATCCAGTTTTTGATTATTATGATTTTACTGTTTTTGTTTCAAAAGAAGTTGCTAGATGCTCTGTAAATCAGGAATTTAACACTGACACAATGCAATGCGTTGATTCTTGTCCAGTTGGCCAGACTTGGGACGTTGAAAAAAATACTTGCGTTGATTCTTGCCCTGCTGATCAAATTTTCAATAAAGAAACTGGTAAATGTGAGCCTAAACCTAAAAGTCCTGACTGGTGTCCTGCTCCTATGATCTACAATGAAAGAAAGGTAGATTCTCTTTTTGGGACAAAAACTTTTGAAGAGTGCGTTCCTGATCCTAAAATAGATCAGTCTAGTTGTGAAAAAATGGGTTTAAGGTATCATGATGGTTGTCATGATTCTTATGGTCTTGTTGAAACTGCTTTTTGCATGAGTTTTCCAGTTGGTTGTTGGTCGCCTGAGACTGTTGATAAAGTTCTTTCGGACAAATCTGTTGATCTTGGTTTGTTTGTTTTTGGTAGTGCTTCTTTGCCTTTTAAATCTTTTAAAAATGGTTTAGGTTCTTTATCTAGATTTTTTATTGATTTGTTTTCTAGCGGACCTAAACCGCCTAAAATAAATTTGCTTGAGTATAAACCTGAAATAGTTGATATTAAAGCTACTAAGTCTGGTCCTGAGCCAGTTTTTGATTTTAAGCCTGTTACTAATGAAGCTGTTATTTTAAATGATACTTTTAGAAAAACTGGTAAGGTTGATCCTGCTTTATCAACTTCTCCTAATATTGTAAGATCTCCGCAAAAATTGGCTGATTTTTCTCCAAATTTAAAAAAGTTTGATTTTCCTAAGGATGCTTCTGCTTCTCATGTTGAGAATAATCTTATTGTTACTGCTAAGCTAAAAGATAACTCTAAGCCTATCCCCACAAAAGAGATAACCGTTCCTAATGAAGTTAGAAATATAGATCTTGATTATAATCTAAATACCATGTTTAGGTCTTCTGATAAACCTACTTCAAATTTGCCTATGACGATTAAGCAAACTGGCAATACTGGTAATAGGACGACTTATAAAGGTAGTATAGTTACGCCTGATAGTAGTGTTATTGATGTTGAAGTTATTGAAACTACTACGCAGACTGGTTCAAGGGTTCAAGATGTAACTTATTCTTATACTTATAAAACTCCTAAAGGCAGTAGTAAATTTTCAACTGGTTATGTTAACACTATTACTTCTGATAATAAAGTTACTAATTCTATTCCTAAAGACGGCACATCTAGCTCAACTGGTAACTCGTCTGGCTCAGGTAATAGTAGTCTTGTTCCATCACAGTCTATTGATTTAAGCTCTTTGGAACGTGCTATTAGTCAAAGTAATTCAAAGCTTGACTCTATCAATGAAAATTTGACAGCTATTAAAAATCAACAGCAGGAGCAATGGAAGTATGAGCCTAATATTAATACTGCTGCTTCTTTTTCGGCACTACAAAGCGAGCTTGCTAAATTTGATGTGTCTGTTAATGACGCTTTTAATTTTTTAAACAACTTTAAAAGCGATATTGACAATTTAATGAATAATTTTAACGAGTCATTAGAAATTTTTAATAAAGGCATTGAATCTCCTGATATTCCTAAAGGTACTTGCCCTTTTACTATTAGCGGTCCAACTCCTGGTAGTGAGAAAAATAATTTATTTGTGATCGATCCTTGTCGTATTGTTACCCCTTATAGGTCTATTCTTACTCTATTTTTTACGATTTGGTTCAGCTTCGAGATCATTATGTTTTCTTTGAAATATCTCTTTAGGGTAGGCGGTGAATCATGAAATGGTTAATTGGTGCTGTTGGCGGTTTTATAGTTAATTTTATTGAATTTCTAGTCAAGAAAATTGGTATAAGAAATACTATTTTAGCTTTTGTTGTGCCTATTTATGCTTCTTTTGTAGCTTTTCTTATTGCATTTGCTGGCTATGCAATTTTATTTATTATGAAAATTTGGAATTTACTAAGAGAATATATCCCTAAAATGTTTGATTATGGCTCTAGTGTTAGCGGTTCTTTTGGTGGCTTGCCTAATCAAACTGTTTTAAACTCTTCTATGGAGTTTTTACATCAAAGTGGTTTAGCTTCTGCCTTTTCAACTGCCATGACTTTATTTATATCTATTCTTAGTCTTTTCTTTGCTCTGCAGCTTTATAAGGTAATCTTGTATGTTAGAGCCAACATTACTAAGATCATAACCGATCTATTAACATTAATGAGTAGATAAAATGTTAAGCTTGATTATAGGTCCGCCACGCTCCGGAAAAACATATAAAGCGGTTCATATAATAAATGATGAGTATGAGCTACATTTAAAAAATGAATCAAAGTATAGATTTATTTATACTAATATTAACGGCTTAAAATTTGATCATTTTGATGGCTTTGTAAAGCAATATGATAAAAATGATTTTCTTACTGCTGTTAGTCAAGAATATTCGCTTAACTCTCAATATGAAAATGGCCTTTTAGATAATGTAGATAATTATGATGAATATGCTTTAAAAAATGGCATCTATGAAAATTATCATCATTGCTTGATAGTTCTTGATGAAGCTTACAACACCTTTACAAAAACATTTAACGATAGTCTTGGTAGGTTTTTAAGTTATCACGGACATTTTGGCATTGATATTATTTTTTTATTTCAGTCTAAACGCCAGACAAATAGAGAATATTTAGTTCATACTGAATTAATGTATATGGCCCAGCCTAGTGGCAAAAGGCTCTTTAGTAGTCTTTTTAAATATAAGGTTTATAGTACTTCATCTAATTTTAATTATAATCTTATTCGCTCTGAAAATCTAAAATTTAATCAAAAAGTATCAGATTTATATAGTAGTGGCTCAAAAGAAATTTATAAAAGCTATGCAACTAAAAAGATATTATTTTTAATAATTTTTATTATAGCTTCTTACGCTATATATAAATTTCTAGAGCCTAAGCATGAGCCAGCTCAATCAACCATTCAAGATACTAGATTTGTTGATTTAAATACTTCTGATTCTAAAAAGCCTAAAACAATTTCAAATAGCGTAGATAATTCAGACATAAACACCACTATTTTTAATAATAATAGAATCTATCTAAAGATAACTTGCTTTCCAAATGGTTGTAAATTTAGAAATTACGCCATTGATTTATCTTTAGATAGCTTCTTAGAACTTCTTTCTTTCTCAAACTGCCATATATTCTTACAAGATAAGAAGTCAGGCAATTACATTGATTATTTTGTTTCTTGCCATGCAGATTTTGAGAGGGTTTTAAAAAGCTTAGAAAATTCATCACAAGGGTTTGCAAATGAAAAATCTCCAAAGACTGATTCTAGTTCTATGCTTCCTACTCTCAAGTAGTTTATCTGCCTTAGAATATCGTAACATTACCTTTAACGATTTCTTAGGCGAGATTAGTTCTATAACTGGCAAAAATATTGTTATTAGTGGTAATGTTGATACCAACTTTGATGTATTTTTACCTACGCTTGATCTAAGCAATACTGATACTTTTTCTAAGTTGCTAAAAGATATTTTAAATGTTAATGGTCTTGATTATTTGATACAAGATAGTGTCTTGTTGATATATAATCCAACTACTGAAGATAAGCCAGTTTTAAATGACTATATAATCAAATTTAAGCACGTTTCCAAAGATGATGTTGTATCTGCTCTTTCTTTATTTAGTGAAAATATAAAATACACTGTTTATAGTGATAGGATACTGCTTATTACTACTGAAAGCCAGTATGAGATTATTAATAATCTTATTAATGGGCTTGATACTAGCTATCAATTAAGGCAACTTAGCTTTACAATTATTAGCACGGATAACACAAAACTTAAAGAAATTGGGCCACGTATAGAATCACTTTTAAATCCACTAGATCATTTTTATTTTAAAATTATTACCAACGTTCTTACGGTCGATAGCACCAAAGTTAATAAAGATTCTGTTACCAGTCTTATAAATTTGCTTAAAGAAAAGGGTGTATCTGATCTACTTTATAATCCTAGAGTTACTCTAATTGACAATAAAGATAGCGTAATAGAGAGTGTTATAAAAACCCCTATTCAAAAATCATCAATCGAAATTCAAAACAATCAAAGGATGACTACAAACCAAGTTGATTACCAAGATGTTGGCTTAAAGCTTTATATTACAAATGTCTTAATTACTAATGATAGCGTTAGCTTTACTTTGGATTTATATATAGAAAGTTTGCTTGATGATACATTGACTCCTAGAATTTCCAGTAGGCATCTAAAAACAAATGTATATCTTACTGATTCAAATTCTTTTCTTATTGGCGGTATTAATAGCAAAGAAACAATAAAATCAACAAAGACTATCCCATTTATTGAAAATATCCCTATTCTTGGCGATATAACTACATATAAGAGCGAAAAAACAACTGATTATAGCTTTAGTATATTCATAACAATGCTTCCGTCTGAAAAAGATATTTTTTCTGAGTTTTATTATGATCCAAAAGATAAACACCTTGCCTTAGAACGCTACTTGACGAGCGCAGCGCGCAACGCAAAAGGGGCCCCACGTAGTGGGGAATGAGCGTGCGCTCTTGGCTATATATAATATAAGTGTGTAACCTAAAGGAATAAGATGTATGGTATTAGTGAAACTGATAAAATCTTTTTAAAAACTAAGCTAGAAAATCAAAAGAAATTTCTTGATAGCAATTTCTTTATGATAAATGGCGAGTATGTTCCTTACTCAAATTTTTATTTTTCTAGCTGGCACAATTCTAACAGATACATTGCTGAGCTTAATAACCGAGTAGCTAGCCTTAATGATTATGCTCTAAATCAAGGGCTTTGTCCTATTTTCGCAGTTTTTACCTTGCCTAGCGAGTATCATAAGCAAAAGCTTATAACCCTTAAGAGTGGCAAGAAAAAGCTTGTTTATAATAAAAAGTATATCGATGATGAAGATCATAGCGTTAGCGCAGGAGCTAGTAAGCTTCAAGCCTTAGTTAGAAGCATTATGAATTCATTGCATTTTAGAAGTCTATCACAAAATCAAAGATGTTATATAACTACTAAAGAACCGCATTTGGACGGAACTTGCCATTTAAATTTGCTTGTTTTTGTCCCTAAAGAAAATTTGGATAAGTGCGTTTCTGCTATTAAAGATCGTTTTTTAGATACTCATAGCAGAGTCGAAACTGATATTAAAAATGCTACTTCGTATGTTATGAAGTATATTTTTAAAACTCTTGATGATTTGCGCCAAAACCCTGATTTAGATAACTTAACCGATATAAGCTACTGGTATTTAAAGCATAAAATAAGACGTTTTACCATGTCGAAAACATTTGTAAGTCTTGAAATTTATAGAAAACTAAACGGCAGTATTGACCTAATATCTCTTACTAAAAATTATAACAAAGGCTTGGTTACTGTTGTCGTTGATCCTGATACCAGGAAGCCTTTAAAAATATTTGATGAATTTGGCGAACTTTGGCAAAAGACTAGAATAATTAAAGATAGCAACACTATTAAACGGTATGAAGATGCAAGCGATGAAATAAAGAGCTTTGGCAACTCCTTAAAACAAAGGCAAATTTTAAAGCTTTGCGATGAGCTTTTTAAAAGCGATGAAAAGCCTAAGCCAGTAAGCAGAATGAAAGATTACGAATTAGTTAATTATTATCAAAGCTTGGGCGGTGATGTAAATGTTCAGCATTTAGCCTATGTTGAAAATTTAATGCTTGATAGAAATTTAGATAATTTTACACACTATCATGAAAGGCACGATCTAAATGCCCCTGATATTGATAGCTTTGTAGATAGATTTTTGATTTGTAATGAGTTTTAAGGAGTATATTATGAAAAATTTATTAGTTGATTGTTCTCACTATCCTTTTTGTTATTTTCCACAATTAGATTTAGGCATTTCTGTAGAAGAATTTCATTTATATAATTATGAAGAATTTGATAATACCTTTTTTGAAACTTATTATTCTTTTTCTAAATATGGGTTATCTGATTTTTCTAGTTTTGGTGATCTTCTTGATGCCTTTGCTAAAAAATTTGATTATGATAGTTTCGAGCATATTCATGACGCTAAATGTTAAATTTAAATACTATGCCGATTTATATCTTAAGCTTGGTAAGTCTGAATGGAAATTATCAACGTATTGCAAGAATAAAGGCATTGTAAAAAATAGGTTAAATGTTTTTTTTGATTTAGATATTTACGAAATAAAGCCTAGTGTTATTCGTTTATGGCTTAATTCTATACAAGATGTTTCTAATAAAAGCAAAAAACACTATTTGAACTCTTTATCTATGATCTTAAAGCTTGCTCTTGAAGATGAAATAATTGATAAAAATCCCATTGTTCATATTAAAAGCATAGTTCATAAAACACCAAGAATTGAGCCTTTTACTAGCCAGCAAGTAAATGATATTCTAAGATTATCTACTAGATATAATGATAGATTCCAAATTTTTTTATATATTGGCTTTTTTACAGGTATGCGGACTGGCGAGATATTATCTTTAAAATTAAAAGATATTGATTTAGAAAATAGGGTTATAAATATTAATTCTACCAGGTCCAGATTTGGCGAGAATACACCTAAAACAACTTATTCAATTAGAACTATACCTATCTTAGATAATTTGTATAGTAAGCTTAAAAAATATATTGAGAACTATCAAGACAATATTTATCTTTTACAAACGCAATATAATGAACCTTACAGAGATACTGGCGTTTTTACTTCTGATTTTTGGAAGCCTATATTATATGAATTAAATTTGCCATACAGGCGACTTTATAATATGCGACATACTTATGCTACTTCTATGCTTTATGGTAATTATGTTACTCCAGTAGAGTTATCAAAGCTCTTGGGCCATTCCACTCCTAAAATGATTTACGATGTATATGTAAATTATCTTAATTCAAACTTAAAAGATTTTAAGCGAGATATTTCAATTTATTAATCTGGGTCGTCAAAGGGATTTTTTATTTTTAAAAAATTGTTCTTAAAAGCCGTAATTTGGGGATTTGTGGCGGACAGAGAGGGATTTGAA